ATATTTGTGTTGAAAATTTCAATACAGAACTTTTCAGAATTATTCCAAGAAATTGTGTTATCTGAAATGGCTTACTTTAGTCAAGCAAAATCTGCTGTTTTGGAAGTCGTATTCCCCGATGGGGCGAAACGTCTAACCCAAATTGATAACATCCTAAGCCTCATTAATGGGGACAAGGCTTGTTATCTTGAAACAGTCGCTTTGGAAATGGTGCCTGACAAACTGAGACCCGCTGTGTGCGTTGGTCTGAGTGATCTAGCAACCATAGCCCAACCATTGGGTGATGAACTCGATGATTTAACCGACATGTTGCCAGGTTATATCCTGAAGCAGTTTTTACCTGCATCAGCACCTATCCGTGACTTTGTCGTCGGACCGCCCCAACAAACGGGTTGGGGATATCAATCAGTGGGACACTTTCGAAGCTTTACGCTGAAATTCGGAGCTACAGTGGCGGACTTACCGGATGACGTTGTCTTCGGTTGTTCAGTTTTCTCTAGTGAATTCGAAGAGAAGGTTAAGGAGCTAAGATTGAAAGTCCTTAATGATGTTGATTCTGGAGTATCTCGAATACTTCAGGGCGATTTTGAGGCCGATTTACGCCATCTCATTGCTGAGAATCGAAAAGGCCAAGAAATACCAGTACCACAGGTATTGTCCGATGAGGACACAAAGATACTAAGGGATCATTTCCCGAATGTTTCTTTGAAGTTTACCAAATCCGTTGATGGTCCGCATAACATGGCTGCGGCACATAGGAATTTAGAGACTTGGGATCTTGTTCACTCTTTCCCAACTGATACACCGGTCATTGATATCGGTGGCAATTGGTTTTACCATATTCGATATGGTAATACACACGTTCACTCCTGCTGTCCCATCTTAGATCCGAGAGATGCGGCAAGACAGACACACAGGTGTGTCATGTTGGACTCGATGATGTCCAATTTGAAAACAAAATTTTCAAAAATTTTTTCCAATTTAGAGGAAAAGGTTTCCAGGCGTGATACACGCGCAATGGAAAACTTTTACAGAAAATGGGCTGTTCACCCAAAAACTCTGTATGACATGTACTCTCGGAGACATCCAAATCAGGGAGTTTATTGTCATCATGCCTTCGGAGGAAAAGGTTACTGTGCCGTTCAGGCGAAGTATGCTATGATGGTTCACTCAGGCTATGATCTGGCTTTGGGGGACTTGATTAACGGCTTGGTTGCTCACGGTGTTTTGGAACTCCGTGGTTATATGATAGCCGACCCTTCAATGCTCGTTTGCGATAAGGGTTATCTACCAGTACTTAAATGTAACTGGGAGAAACGAAATGGGGATATTTGGTTCTCATTCAAAGATGATTCCACGATGGGTTACAAGCATAATTGGAAACTTTATTCTCAGTATTTGCAAAGGACTACTATCTGGAGTAAGGGTAAACAATGCCTTTACGTTATGGAAAGAGATAAGTACCGACATGGTACTTTGCAATACACCATTACAGGGTGTGATATGCAGGTGCCTTCAGGCACCTATACCTTATACCACAACGCTTGGTTCAGAGATTTGTTTGATAAATACATCATACAAATTCCAGAAATCAAGCTGAAGTCTTTAAAAGACCCAGAAGGCTCTAAATTGAGCTTTCGAGACTTAGTTGTAGCGCGTGATCTTGTTGATCGCGTTACTGAAATTTGTCTCAGAGGCGTGAAAGATTTTCCTCCGTTACAACTCGACTGTAAGGACGAAAAACAACACGCAGCTAATTTACAATTGATCCAGACCCATTTGTTGAGTCACAGTCAGACAGTGGTTCTCAATGGCACGACAATTGTGAGGGCGAATCCAATCCCATGTGAAGATTTCTCACCATTATCTTTATCCATTTACTTCGAAGTCATTTTGACTAAGAAGAAAGAGGTGTTGATGTATGGATGGATGTCGAACGATTGTGATGCAGGATTCTTATCTCCGGCGTGGTACAAAACTCTGGGAAGATTTCTCAAGAGAGTGTTTTTAGCGCCCTTCTCGTTTCTTACTCGGATGTTTTCTGCTCTAATGCCCTTGTTTGATGACCAGAAATTTATCGAATCACTTATTAGGAAACCTGAGGAAAAGGTTACCGTTCTGGACCGGGTACGAGTCTCCTTAGAAGGTGAATACCGCACCGATATCTATGGAAATTTGGTTACTTTGCACTCGTATAGGCCAGTTAGTAAGGAATTCGATGATCGCGAGTTTGACGGCGATTTCTTTGACACGATAGAGTCATTGGCTCTTCTAGAGGAAAAGGTAATAAAGAAGGAGGTTGAAGAAACACTACCTGCTTTAGATGTCTTTCTTCTTGAGGAGGTCGACCATTTTAAGGTCGACGGGAGAACACGTCCGATTTCTCCTGAAGATAATGTGATTCAGAAGTCCGTGGCCGAGTACATTTCGTACAACAGCACTGAATATAATCGCATTGTCGAAGAGCTCAGATCTGCTTGGAACAATGTTAAAGTTTCAGGCGGCGCTGCGGGTTACTCTAATGATAAATGTCATTACGGCATTTACTCTAGAAAATCCGGTTGGCTCTTACCAGTCCAAGATCTGGACCACGAGTGTGGTTTTTCAGAATCATTGGTTTGGATCACCGTCGAAAACGGATTGCCTGTTTGGGAAGGGGATGATTTGCTTGTTGTCAATGACAACACACGTTTAGTGAACAATATTAAATTGGCTCGATCAGTGGCCGATAATTTTGATTTATTAAGCATAGCAAAAATACCTCAATTCCATATAATCGATGGTGTCACTGGCTGTGGTAAAACTACTGAGATTGTCAAAACGGGGAATAAACCATCAGTTGTGATTCTTAGTGTTTGCAAGGCCAATGTTGAAGAAATTAGGAGGGCTCTACCGGGGTGTAAATCAAGTCGTGTGAGGACTTTAGATTCATATCTTTTGAATCCAAATGTCACTTGCGAGACATTGTTCATTGATGAATTTGGTTTGGCACACCCAGGAGCACTTCCTATGGCTGCTGTTCTAACAAAGTGCAAGCGCTGTATTTTGTTCGGTGATACCGAACAAATCCCATTCTGTAACAGGATTGATGACTTTGTACAAGAATACAAGTCTATTGAAGATATCATCCAAGTTACTAGGGAAGTACGAACAAAAACGTACAGGTGTCCTCAGGACATCACATACATTCTTCAGGATGTATATCTGCGAAAGAAGATTGAAACAGTCTCACAAGTCGAGGAATCGATAAATATTAAATCGATTCGTAGTGAGAATGACATTCCTCTGCCAGGCTGTTTTCCCGACAGCGTCATATATATATGTATGACCCAACATGACCAAGCTCTTTTGAGTCTACGTTGGAAAAAAGAGGGTATTGATTGTGAAGTGAGAACGGTACACGCCGCACAGGGATTGAGCTACCCATATGTGGTGTATTTCAGACTAACAAGAACTGATAATGACCTTTTCACTATCAATAAGAGACCCTACCATTTGGTAGCTATATCTCGTCATAAAGTTGGTTTAACCTATGCTACAGTAAAGATTGAGGATGAGAAAGACTTTTCCTTAAGATTGCTACGCAAAAGGTACAAAGCCTCTAAATCGTTTGTGACAGAGAATAGTGTGCACCAACAGATGTGCACATTGCCAAGTACTTCAACCTCCTTAATTCCCTATCTTGATCAAAGGGAGATTTCGGAGAAGGCTATCGAGGCAAGCAACATGAATTTCCCCGTCACAACCGAACCGGTGTTCTTTATAAAAGAGAACGGAGAATTTGGGGTGAATGAGAATGTTGGCCGTGCGATTGGAAACGAAATGGCAGTGGTGATGGCAATCGAAGAACTTTGTCCGGGTAACACTTTGTACGATGATACGGGTGTAAATGACATTGTCAATTTGTCGCCGTTAAGATGTGAAGTGGGTAAGATCCGTTGGGATCTATCCTATCTTACGGGAAAATGGACGACAAACTTCGTAGCAGAACCACTTTTGCCTACTGGCGCTTTGACTAGAAGAGGCATAAACCCCAAACAGTCATTACTTGCGATCGAAAAACGTAACGCAAATGTTTTGAACTGTCAGGGTTTCAGCGATCGATTTAAGATAGCTGAAAAAGCTGTTGATAAATTCTTTCAGTTTTTCTTTCATGAGGATAAGCTCCAGGCACTGCCATGTGGCGTGGTTGGTTCTTCATCTGATTCAATTCAGATGTATTATGACAAGGCTAAGAAGACGGTAGATGAATATGCCGTACTTCCGCTAAGTAATATTGATAGGTATCGCCATATGATAAAACGTGACATCAAACCGGTGCTTGACACTAGTTTGCAGTCCGAATATACTAAGGCGGCTACTATTACCTATCATCAGACGGATATCACTCAGATTGCAACTTCATTCTTCACTGTTATTAAGCAGAGAATTATGCAGTGTAAAAAGAGTAAACTGATTATACCGATTGATACTGAATCTGATATCTCAGAGACTTTAACCCGGGATCACTTGGGTAGTGAAACTGGTGATTTCACAGAAATCGATTTTTCGAAATTCGATAAAAGTCAAAATGAGGTACATCAAATCATGCAAGATTTGATACTCCTACGTTTGGGTGGAAGTCTTGAACTCGTCTCGATCTGGAGTCAAGCTCACAGACATTCGAGAATTAAAGATTTCAATTGTGGAATTTCATTTTCCACTGATTTTCAAAGAAGGACGGGTGATGCCTTTACCTTCTTAGGCAATACACTTGTCACCGCGTGTATGCTATCTTACGTTTTGTCACATGATGATGAAAGGAAGTTGCGATACATGTTGGTTGGTGGTGATGATTCACTTATTTGTGGCTTTGAGCCCATCCAAGTGCAACTAAGCCCACTATCGACATTGTTTAATATGTCGTGTAAGCTGATCAGCCCATCATGTCCTTACTTCGCTTCAAGGTATATTGTGCGTGTAAGAGATAGAATGGTCTGCGTCCCAGATCCAATGAAATTATTGGTAAAGATGGGACGAAAGGATCTCCCTGACAATGAGGAGTCCTTAGAAGAAGTCCGAATAGGTCTTCTTGACTGTTGTAAACCTCTCCTTGATGATGAGGTTAAACAATTAGTCTGTATCTTAGTTCAACTAAGATATCGTCGTGAAAGTCCAAGTCTATTTGATGCCTTGGGATTCATCACGAAAGCACTCGCTACTAAGACGAATTTCCTGAAACTTTTTCAAGTTAACGGGAGATCGGCTGAGAAGAGAGTCTTTGACAAATTTCACGTTCGTTAATTTGTCTGTGTTTTAGGAGCGCTCTTACTCCTGGCCCTTTAAAGGGTCCGTTTTTCCAAACTCTTGTTTGGGAAGGTTGCAAAGGGGCAACCCC